CAACCCTAGAAGAAACTCGTACACAACGGTTCATTGACATCAGCCACCGTGGGGCGTTTCCTGTACCCCTTAGATACTATGCTGCCCATACAGGCAGATGGGGCGGTACTGACTCAGTGAATCTACAGAACCTGCCAAGCCGTGGGCCAAACGCAGGCAAGCTGAAGAAGGCGATCCTTGCACCCGAGGGTTATGTGTTTATTGATGCTGACTCAGCCCAGATCGAAGCCCGTACGCTGGCTTGGGAGTCGGGTCAGGATGACTTAGTAGAAGCGTTTGCAAAGGGCGAAGATGTATACAAGATCATGGCGACGGCTATATACGGCAAGAGTGAAGCTGAGATCACGAAGGACGAACGGTTTGTCGGTAAAACTACTATTCTGGGTGCCGGATACGGAATGGGTGGTGCAAAGTTTCAAGCCCAACTCAAAACTTTTGGTGCTGAGATGTCGACCGAGGAGTGTGCGCGTATTATTTCGGTCTATCGTGACCGCTATGCAAAAGTCCCAGCACTTTGGCGTGAGGCGCAGGAAGCCCTCAAGTGCATGATGCGCGGCATGACCATGAAGCTGGGTAAAGATGGCCTATTGACTGTCGATGATAAAGGCATCCTTCTCCCGAACGGGCTACACATTTATTACAGCGTGTTGGATGAGTCCATTGAGAATGACAAGCGGCAGTTTACATACCAAACCCGCAACGGGCGCATTAAAATATATGGTGGAAAAGTTGTAGAAAACTTCACACAGGCCATTGCGCGGTGTATCATTGGCGATCAAATGCTAAAAATTGCTAAGCGATACAAGGTCGTGCTTACCGTGCACGATGCTATTGGTATTGTCGCTAGGCAAGAAGAAGCCGATGAAGCACGTGCTTATGTGGAATCCTGCATGCGTTGGGTTCCGTCATGGGCTGAAGGTTTACCAGTCAACTGCGAAAGCGGTATGGGATTGAGTTACGGAGATTGTTGATGGCAAAGATTCCTGCATGGTCATTCAGTAGCCTGAAGACATTTACCACATGCCCCAAGAAGTTCTACCATACCAAGGTACTCAAGGACATCAAGGAACCCGAGGGTGAGCAAGCCCTCTATGGCAAGTTGGTACACGAGGTTGCTGAGTTGTACATACGGGATGGCAAGGAGATACCTGAGAAGTTTGCCTTCATCAAGCCTGCGCTCGATAGCCTGCTCAAGATACAGGGCGAGAAGTTCTGTGAATTAAAGATGGCGCTGACTGAGAAGCTGGAACCCTGCGACTTCTTCTCCCCCGACTGCTGGTTCCGTGGTGTAGCTGACCTGCTCATCATTGACCGTGAGAAGGGTGAAGCCCGTGTGGTTGACTACAAGCTTGGCAAGTCACGCTACGCTGACCTAGGGCAGTTGGAACTCATGGCACTTGCAGTGTTCAAGATGTTCCCAGAAGTCAAGAAGGTCAAGGGCGGCTTGCTGTTCTTAGCCGAGGATAAGTTTGTACCAACTATGTTTGAAGTAGAACAACAGCACAGGTACTGGGGCAACTGGATGCCCAAAGTCATGATGTTGGAAGGTGCCTACAGCGCAGATATTTGGAATGCAAAACCCAACGGATTGTGTAAAAATTACTGCTGGGTGTCATCCTGCGCCCACTGTGGAAGGAAATGATATGCCCTACGTAAACAAACCTAGACCCTATAAGAAAGAATACCAACAGCAGTTGGACAGAAATGAATTACCTACAAGAAGAAAACGTGAGCAAGCCCGTGACCTTTACGACAAAGAAGGCATTGACCGCAAGGGAAAAGATATTGACCACAAGCGCCCACTATCTAAAGGTGGAAGCACGGCCAAGAGCAACCTGCAACTCAAAACACCGAGCGCCAACCGTTCATTCAGTCGCAACAGCGACCACACCGTGAAGGTAAACAAGCCCAAGAAGAAATAAGTAATACGTGCCACGTCAGGTGTGAGTGGTGGCACGGGGGGCTTTTTAAAGTTGAACCCTTAAACCGCATCAGTCAGAGTTTTTACTATTCCGTTTAGATGATCTGACCGATTGACACCCGTAAGGTGTCACCTAGCGATCGAAAGTGGATGTCACTTTCGGTCTGTTTTGCATTGGAGAATGTATGGAAATCATTGACGGAAAAGCATTAAAACTTAAATTAAAGAACCCGTACAGGGTCTTGAACGTGATACCCAAGAGCGCATTGCTTGAGGAAGGCCCCATCAGTACAGTGATGGTGCACTGGGGTTTGGAAGAAGCGCAGGTCTTAAAGAACCTGAAGGTCAAGAACGTACCATCCCCCATCGTTGCCAAGTACAGTTGGCCGGGCATCTATCAGCCGTTCACACACCAGAAACAAACAGCCGCGTTCCTAACCCTGCACAGGCGTGCCTTCTGCTTCTCAGAGCCGGGCACAGGCAAGACACTCTCAATCACATGGGCGTGTGATTACTTGATGAACACCAAGCACATCAAGCGGGTGCTCATTATCTGCCCCCTATCAATCATGCAGTCAGCGTGGCAGAACGACATCTTCAAAGGTGCGATGCACAGGAAGGTTGGCATTGCCTACGGCTCCAAAGAAAAGCGGCAGCAAGTAATCAATTCAGATGCAGAGTTTGTCATCATCAACTACGACGGCGTGCCCATTGTGGAAGACGACATCGCCAAGGCTAACTTTGACATGGTGGTGATCGATGAAGCCAACGCCTACAAGACTGCAACCACTACCCGCTGGCGCACCCTGAACCGAATCGTCAAGCCCAATATGTGGCTATGGATGTTGACAGGAACCCCTGCCTCACAGTCGCCCCTTGATGCGTATGGTCTGGCTAAGCTAGTCAACCCATCGGCTACACCCCGTAGCTTCTCCATGTACCGTGACCAAGTGATGAACAAGATCACTCAGTTCAAGTGGGCACCCAAGCGGGAAGCAGAGCAGGTGGTCAGCACACTGCTTCAGCCTGCGATCAGGTTCACCAAAGAGCAATGCCTTGACCTGCCAGACTTGCTGTACGCAGAGCGTGAAGTTCCCATGACCCCCCAGCAGATACGCTACTACGAGAAGCTACGCAAGGTGATGGCCATGCAAGCGGCAGGGGAGGAAGTCACGGCAATCAATGCCGCCGCCAAGCTGAACAAGCTACTGCAAATCTCCTGTGGCGCAGTCTATTCCGACAGTGGTGAGATCGTGACCTTTGACTCTAGCAGTCGCACGGCTGTGCTCAAGGAAGTCATTGACGAATCCAGCCATAAGGTATTGGTGTTTGCCCCATACCGCCATGCCATTGAGATTCTGTTTGAAGAACTGCGCAGGGATGGCTACACAGTGGATGTGATACACGGGGGTGTACCTGCTGGCAGGCGCACAGAGATATTCCGCAAGTTTCAAGATGAGCCAGACCCACAGGTGCTTGTCATACAACCCCAAGCTGCATCACACGGTGTCACCTTGCACGCGGCAAACACAATTGTATGGTGGGCGCCCATCACATCATACGAGACATACGCGCAAGCCAATGCACGTATCCACAGGGCAGGGCAAATCAACAAATGTTTGGTTGTCAAGCTCCAAGGAAGTCCAGTAGAGGCCAAGCTGTACAAGGCTTTAGAAACAAAAGAGTTAGCGCAATTCAATTTGATGGAACTTTATAAAGAGGAATTCGATTTAAACAAATAAATTTATGGAGGTACTTGACAAAGTAAAGATAGGATGTATCATTAACCAAAAACGAAACGGAAAGCAACATGGATATAACAGCAGATAAATTAGTACGCGTATACATTAAGATGCGCGATGCCCGTGCCGCCCTCAAAGCGAAGTACGAAGCAGAAGACCTTGCAATCAAAGAGCAAATGGGTTTGGTCGAATCAAACTTGCTTGAGACTTGCAAAGCAACAGGAGCCGAGAGTATCAAGACGGCCCACGGCACAGCAATACGTACAGTGCAAACACGCTACTGGACAGGCGACTGGGCCGCAATGCACAAATTCATACGTGACCATGACGCACTTGACTTAGTTGAGCGGCGCATATCACAGTTGAATATGAAAGAGTTCCTACGGGAAAATCCTGATGTACTTCCAACGGGATTGAACGTGGATCACAAATATACTGTAACTGTCAGGAGAAGCTAAATTGGAAACTGCCCTTACGTTGGCGCAGGTGGCAAAGCTATTGCAAGTCGCACCGTCAACTGTTCACGCGCTTATCAAGGAAGAGAATCCTGAGAAGCGTATACCTTTCATCCGCGTTGGTAAGAACTATCGATTCTTCGCTAGTGACCTTGCCAAATTTTTTAACATTGACTTAGAAATCATTAACACTTTCATCAAAAAGGAAACACCAAATGTCTGACATCGCTCTCTTCTCCCAAGGTGGTAACACCCTCCCAGCCCACTTGCGTAACCTTGAACTGGATGCAACAACCAAAGCCCTGATGGGTGGCGGTGGTACAGGCAAACGTATCTCCATTCGCGGCGGTGTATTCCGCATGATCGTTGGCGGTAAAGAAGTTGCACAGAATGACGAACGCGCTATGAACGTGGTGGTCGTGCGCTCTGCTGAGAAAACATCCCGTCAGTACTATGCAGGTACATACGTGGAAGGCCAGAACTCTGCACCTTCTTGCTCATCTAACGATGGCGTAACACCTGACAAGGGCGTCAAAGACCCACAGAGCACTAACTGTGCTTCATGCCAACAGAACATCAAAGGTTCTGGTCAAGGTGATAGCCGTGCTTGCCGCTTCAATCAGCGTATTGCCGTGGCTTTGGAAAACAATCTGTCGGGTGATGTGTATCAGTTGTCGTTACCCGGTCAGTCGATCTTTGGCACGGGTGATAACGGCAAGATGCCATTGCAACAGTACGCTAAGTTCTTGGGTGGTCATGGTATTCCCGTGACAGCCGTTGTGACTGAGATGCGTTTTGATACATCCAGTGCAACACCTAAGTTGACCTTCCGCGCAGTGCGCCCCTTGTCTGTGGATGAGTTGGCTGAGAGCAAGGCACAAGGTGAATCAGCAGATGCATTGGCCGCTGTGACACAAACTGTGGCACAAGTAGATGGCGATGCACCCAAGCCTTCTCCCTTTAAAGAGCCTGTGGCTGAAGCCAAACCTGCCGTCGACGAACCTGTCAAACGTGCCGTGAAGAAAACGGAATCCAAAGACGTTGCCTCTGTGCTTGACGCATGGGCTGACGACAGCGACGAGTAAACCAATCGGGGGGAAAGCCGTCTTATACTTTTTGAAAGC